GCCTTCAAGCGCCGGTTTGAGTACCACGCCGAACACGAAACTCTGATGAAAGCATACTTCGGGCGGCAGGAGCGGTCGCTGCAGAAGGGCGGTAAGGCCGACAGTCTTCGCTGGGACACAGAACTTGCGGACGATCTCTACAACCTGTCTCTCAAGACTGTCAAGCGTGAGGGCGAGATCGTCGGCTCGAGGTTGATGGGCTCCTTCGACACCGGCCAGGTCGAGAACTATCTCAAGGCCGGCGCGGAGGCAATGGCGACGGCAATCAACAAGGTCACGGCGTATCAGATCCAGTCGGGAAGTGTACCCAAGGACGTATTCGCCATCGCGAAGGAAAAGCGGGCCAACGATATTAGCCGTACACACGCAAATCATCTACTTAACTTCGCGGCTGTCGAGGCAGCAAAGCAGAATCCGGGCCCTGAGGGCACTATGCGTGTCAAGACTTGGATCACGGAAAGCGAGAACTCGAGGCACAAGGCTTTGAACCAGAAGTCGATTGCGGTAGACAAGGTGTTTGAAAATGGTAGTCGATTCCCGGGAGATCCCAAGGTGCAGGATTATTCTCAGAACGTAAATTGCAAGTGCGTGATTGACGTATACTAATGACTAAGCTCAAGCATCATTACGGTGGGTGGAAACGATCCCCCGAAGACAAGCGCGATAAGGTGGCTAACCCCTCGGGCTTGTTCATCAAGGATGAGGTTGACCCACGGCGAGGCTCGAATATGCCCGGGATCTACGATCAGGGCTCTCTGGGGTCGTGTACTGCAAACGCGGTAGGCGCGGCGCTCCAGTTTGACCGTTCACTGGATCTAGCTCCTGAGCACGCGCGGCGCCCGTCGCGGTTAGACATCTACTACGGTGAGCGTATGCTCGAGGGGGCGCCTGCCGACGAAGACACGGGGGCCTACGGCCGGGACGGCTTCAAGTTTGCGGCGCAGACTGGTTACCTGCTCGAGCGAGCATGGCCGTATGATGTCAATGATTTTGCCGGCCCGCCACCTGAGGACAAGAAGCGGCGCAAGTTGACCAAGCCGTACGCTGTTGTCCCTCGAGACATTGACCAGATCAAGGCCGTGCTCTCGAATCACCAGACGATGGCGTTCGGGTTTGAAGTGTACGAATCGTTCGAGTCTTACCGCGCGGCTAGCACGGGCATCGTGCCTATGCCGGCCGCTAATGAGACGTACTACGGCGGGCATGAGGTACTAGCAATCGGTTATCTTCGCGACATGCCGAATCATGTTCTCTGCCGAAATTCCTGGGGCACAGGGTGGGGCCTGTCTGGCTACTTCTTGATGCCGTGGGCGTACTTGATGAATCCTGATCTTTCGGACGACTTCCGAACGATTGTAAGGGCTACGGCCTGATTTAGAGGAGACTAATAATGGAACCTAAGACCAAGAGCTTCCCCGCCACGTTCAAGTCGCTCGGTCCCGATGACAATGAACCTGTCGGAACTTTTGAGGCTATGGTTGCGGTGTTTGATAACGTCGATAAGGTGGGCGACCGCCTAAAGTCTACAGCGTTCGATAACACGCTCGAGCGGTGGCGCCAGTCTGGCGACCCGATCCCTGTGATTCTGTCACACAATTGGGACGATCCGTTTGCAATCATCGGTCACGCCGACCCGAATCAGGTCAAGGCTGTCGAGGGGCGCGGCCTGTACGTCAAGGGCCAGATCGATCATCTCGAGGATAACCCGGTTGCCGCTCAGGTTCATCGCCTGATGGGCTCGCGTCTGCTCAAGGAATTCTCTTTCGGGTACACGGTGCCGGCCGGCGGTGAGAAGAAGGCTGACGACGGTGCGTATGATCTTACTGAGGTTAATCTGATCGAAGTCGGTCCTACGCTTAAGGGCATCAATCCCGACACCGAACTTCTGTCGCTCAAGTCCGCGGTCTCCGCGCATAACAAGCGCAAGAGCTACGTGGACATCGAGATCCCCGGCACGTTCGAGGCTATCCGTGACTCGCTCTCGGAGGCCGTCGCCGCGAAGTATCCGTCGCCGGCCGATCCGACTAAGGGTTGGGTCAGCGTGAATATCGTTGCGACCACGCCGAGTCAGGTCGTGTATCAGGTGTGCGAGTATGACGGCACCGAAAAGGCCGATACAATGTACTCTGCCTCTTACGAACTGGACGCGGATGGCAACGCTACTCTTGGCGAGCCCTCTGAGGTTGGCGTTGAGATTACGCCTAAGGCCGAAGTGTACCACGAGCTTGTGAAGCTCGCGCTCGAGTACAAGGCTCTGGATCAGGAAGAGGCTGAGGCTTGGGCCCAGAAGATGGTCGATGCAGAATTCCATACTTCTGAGGAGTCGGAGGTTGTCGAAGAGAAGAAGGACTACACAACTGCCGAACGTGAGGCGATGGCTAAGGATGGACGCGCTATGCCTGACGGCTCGTTCCCGATTGACAATACGACTGATCTCAAGAATGCGATTCAGTCTATCGGCCGTGCAAAGGATGAAGCGGCTGCCAAGCGGCACATCATGAAGCGGGCCCGGGCTTTGGGCGCGACGGACATGATCCCCGACTCGTGGAAGTCGGACGAAGAGATCGAGATTCCTGAGGCTGAGGCGACTGAGCCTGAGGTTAAGTCCGATGAGATCGACTCCACTTTGAACGAGCTTCTGCTCGAGCAGAACGAGCACGAGATCGGTAAGGCACTGTCGGCAGACGCTATGGAGGCGGCAGCCCTTCACAGGATGCTGATTGTGGAGTTAAGCCAGTTTGACGAAGAGTAAGTAAGAGCGGGGAACGGTTAGTGTGGGTTCGATTCCCACGCCCCGCAATCGCAGTTAACGCTGCGCAGACCACTAAGGTAGTGGGTCCGCGGCCGGCGCTGCGCGTTAGCCCTTCGGGGCAGAGAGGTACTTAACCTAATGGATAAGTACGAACGACAGCTCGCGGCGGTTGACCGCGAGATGCGCGAGATTCTCGGCAACGCCAAGGCTGTTACAGAGGCGGCGCACGCTGAGGCTCGTGGTATGACTGAGGACGAGGATAAGAAGGTCAAGGGCCTTCTCGATCAGGTTGAAGTCCTCAAGGAGACGCGGCGCGAGGTTCAGGCTTCTATCGAGACTCGCAACCGCGTGAAGAACATCGGTGAGACCATCGAGATTGACGAAGATGCTCGCCGTGCCCCTGATGCGCCGCCGCGCGCTTCTTCGCCGGGTGAGGCGTTCGTTAAGTCGGACGGCTACAAGGCGCTGCGTGATCGCGGCTTCGACGGTAACTGGACGACCGGTGCCATTGACATGGAGGTTAAGACCCTTCTGTCTGAGGCTACTGGTTCGGGCGGTAAGCTCGTTGTCCCGCAGTACGAGCCGGGTATTCTCCCGGTGCTCTTTCAGAGGCTCACTGTAGCCGATCTTATGGCGTCGGGTACCACTGACACTAACACGATCAACTACATGATCGAGTCTTCGGTGACGAACGCTGCTGCGGCCGTCGCGGAAGGTGTGAGCAAGCCGGAGTCTACTCTGGTCTTCGATATGACGAGTGAGCCGGTCAAGAAGATCGCTACCTTCCTGCCGGTCACTGAGGAGATGCTCGAGGATGTCGCTGGTATCCAGTCGTACATCAATGCGCGTCTGACTCTGTTCGTCAAGATTCAGGAAGAGAACTCGCTCCTGAACGGTGCCGGCACGAACGATCTCGTTGGTCTTGTTAGCCGTATTCCGGCCAACAATAAGGGCCTTCGTTCGAACGCTGCTAGCGCCACTGACGCAGATCATATCTTCCGGGCTATTTCGAGGGTGCGTGAGGCATTCCTCGAGCCGGACGGTATCATCATCCACCCGAACGATTGGGAGGGTATTGTTACCCTCAAGAACACGACTGCTAACTACATGGGTACTGGTCCGTTCTCTTCTGAGGCCGGCCCGAACCTGTGGGGTATGCGCGTCGTGGTCACCACGGCTGTTGCCGAGGCCAAGCCGATTGTCGGTGCGTTCAGCACCGCTTCGCAGGTCTATCGTAAGGGCGGTCTGCGCGTGGAGGCGTCGAATTCGCATTCCACTTTCTTCCAGGAAAATAAAGTGGCCATCCGCGCGGAGGAGCGTCTTGCGCTTGCTGTCTACCGGCCTGCGGCCTTTGCTGTCGCAGACCTTGGTGGTGTCGGCGCGGCTACGTGATCCTACTGGTTCACGTTTAGTTGCAGCGTTTTGATAAGCTCAACTAGCTAGGGTGTTGGGGAGCTGGAATAACGGCCAGCTCCCCAACTCCGACCGTTATCTAGAGGAGATAAATGACAGCCGCAGAAAAATATGCAGAAGTTGGTGATTCTCGTCCTAGGTGTGAGTGTCACGGTGAATTGATGTACTGGAAAAAGAATCTCCAGTGTGCCGGTCTCGGTACTTGGACATGCAAGGTTAAAAATGCTGATGAAGATAGAGCCTATTATCTTCGAAACCAAACTACTATTCTTGGTCGTCAGTCTGCTCGTATAGCGCAAAATCGTAAGACACTGAAACTCGAGCACGGCGGGGCGTGTGTTCGGTGTGGGTATGATCGATGTCTAGCGGCACTACATTTCCATCATCGAGATTCAAGTGAAAAAGAGTTTGATGTTGGAACATTAGTTGCTCGCACTAGTCTGGAGCGGGCACGTATTGAAGCAGAAAAATGCGATCTTCTGTGCGCTAATTGTCACGCAGAACTACACGAGGAGCATAAACTTGCCAGTGCTTAGGCTCATTGGATTTCTGTTGCTCCTGCCCCCGCGGTACTTTGTGTCCGTCGGCCGCGAGGTAGTCGCGTACTACAAGCTCCGCAGGGAACTACGAAAATACTTCTAGCCTGTGTCCGTACTTTTAGTCACGCCGGTATTCAGGCGGTTCGAGCTGACACGAATCATGCTCGAGCATCGCGCTCAGACGTTCGAGGAGGCGGCTAGTCTTGGAGTGGAAGCACAATGTGTATGCGTCGGTGACTTCGAAAATGTTGAGCTTGCCCGAACGCTTGGATTCGTGGGAATCGAATCCCCCAACATTCTCGGCGCAAAATATAACGACGGGCATCAGTGGGCAGTTGAGCATGGATTCGACTTCTCATTCCACGTTAATTCAGATCAGGCCTTTGACCCTAGGCTCCTACAAGCAATAGATCAGAGTCCGACGGATGTACTGATACAAACTCGTTGGATGACGGCCGTACACGGTACGGGCATCAAAGCGATTCAGTATCGGAATCCTATCTGGGCGATGAAGGCTTACCCAACAGAACTACTCGCACGTAATCCTCGACCGTGCGAAGAGAATATTATGAAGATGTGCGACACGAGTACGCACGAGGGCGTTCTCAAAGCCAACCCAGACGCCGGCACTTTGTGGCTCGAGGTTGACCCCCTTGAGACTATCCAATTTGAATCAGGCTTCCAGATCACACCGTGGAAGCGTCACCTATGGGTCGCAGGACTCGAGAAGCGAGGAGAAGTGCCGGTCATGTGGGATGAGATTGCAGAACTACACGGCGAGAAGTTTACTGCTCGCATGAAGACGTTTTACGGTATCCGGCCGTGATGGCGCAGGCCCGACCGATGATTTCGGTCATTATTCCCACAATCACGGGTCGCGAGGATTACCTCAAGATGTGCGTCGAGGGGTACGAAACAACTGCTCCGGGCGCAGAACTTATTGTCATCGAAAACGAGCCGAGCTGCGGACATGCCTGGATCAAGGGCGCCGAGCAGGCTCGCGGTCTGTACCTCCACTTCACGGCCGACGACATTACCCCCAACCAAAACTGGTGGCCGGACGCTGTTAAGGCCGCGGACATGGGTGGTGTCCCGATTGCAAACGTGTTCGCTTCTAACGGCATGCCTCTGATGTGTGACTCTCCGCTCGGAGACATGGGCTTGGTCAAGAATGTACTCGTCCCGTTCCTGAGCCGCAAGATGCTCGATCAGGGCGGATGGCTTCTACCGATCCACTACGGCTCGGACGATTGGGTTTCCTACGTTGCCACACAACGCAAGATCCCTCTCCACACAGCACCGAGCTACAGCTTCACACATTGGGTTGCCGATCAGGGCCGGGACTATACCCGCCGGCACGGCGACATCTTCAAGCTCGTAGAGGCAATGGGGCAGGCCGGCTATGTGCCACCCGTCTACAGTGCGCTCGAGGAGCGACTGCGGACGAGTGTTACCGGTCTTGATAATGTACGGATTCGCGATCTAGACCGTATGGTTGCAAAGCAGTTGCGGCAGCAAGCAGAAGGCGCCGGTTGGAACGCCCTACAATAGTACATGATTACTATTTTACTTTCTGTTGGGGTTATTGGAAATACTGTCGGTCTTCTCTTGCATATGTGGGCTGATCGTATTCGTAGGCGTCAGATTACATGATCTCGATTATCGTTCCTACTATCACTGGTCGCGAGGAGTGGCTAGCGAAGTGTCTCAAGGGGTATAAGTTAACGGCCCCTGATGCCGAAGTGATCGTCGTCAAAGATGCTCCGTCTTGCGCTGAGGGGTGGGAGCAAGGCGCAGAGCAGGCAACTGGCGACTATCTGCACTTCACCGCGGACGATATCATTCCGGCGTATGACTGGTGGCAGGCTCCGATTGAAATGCTCAACAAGGGCATTGTCCCTGTAGCGAACGTTTACGAGGATGGCCGGCGTTTTGTGTGTGAGACTCCGATGGGCCTGAAAGTGATGATCCCATTTTTGACTCGAGCAATGCTCAAGATCGGCGGGTGGTTCCTACCGATCCACGACGGATCAGACGACTGGATTACATATCGGGCCTGGCGGTTAGGTCTCCCGATTCAATTCTGTCCGACCTATGTTGTCCATCACTACATCGCGCCCGAAGGCCGGCGCCCCGAACGGCGGGCCCGGGACTTGACCGCTCTCGAGGAAGCAATGGCTGCGGAGGGTTATGTGCCTCACTACTATAGGTGGTTGGCAGATCGCAACCGAAGGCGCCCCGTAGCATGAGATATCTTTTGTTTTCTGACAACGCAAATCTCGTGCAGCGGTATGATTCACTAGGAGATGCCTGGAGAGAACTTAAACGGATTGAGTCTGAGATCGGGCTCGAATGGGTATCGGGTCTCGTTGAGTATGACGAAGACACTAGTAAAGCATGTAGAGGTTGGTCATGAGTAAGCCGTGGTCGGAGATCAAAGAAAAGGTCGAATATCGCCGCCGCAATCGTGTTACTGCAATGTTCTTCTACTGGTGGATTCAGAGACAGGGGCGCGGTTGATTTATACCGCATCACAATTTAAAAATGAGGTTGATGTCCTTGAGATTCGTCTCGGCACTATCGGTGATATGGTGGATGTGGTCGTACTGGCGGAAGCAACAGTCGATCAACGCGGCCGGCCCAAAGAGCTGGAATTCCCAAAGCATCAGGAACGATTTGCTCCGTGGGCCGACAAAATCAGATATGTTGTGGTCGATGACATGCCCGCCGGTACCCGGCACGCAGATGACGTGGCTCGCGAACGCTGGCAACGCGACGCTCTCATCCGCGGGATGTACGACATCAAACCTCTCGATCTCGTATATGTATCCGACCTTGACGAGATCCCGACGCAGTATGCTCTATCGGATGCGCTCAACAATCCGCCGATGCGCTTCCCGATGGATCTCCATGTTTACACACTAAACTGGCGATGGCTGGATCGAGGGTGCCGCGCGGGAACGCTCGGCGGCGTCGTGCTCGGACAGAAGATCCTTGAGCTAGGGGTGTGCGGGGCGATCTTGTGGGATTCGTCCGTACCCTCCCGGGGCGCTCTCTCCGGCCATCACCTGACTTACCAGGGTGGCGTCGAGAAGATTCGGTCGAAGATTACCGGCATGATGGACAAAGCTATCGACCTGATCGACAAGGGTGCCCTGGCTCGAGGGCTCACGGTTGCCGACATTCTCACGGACGACTGGATCATGGAATCTATCATGACCGGCCGGGATGTTTTCGCCCGTGAGTATCGCCCGTCCGAGTGGGTCGGGCTCGAGGATATGCCGATGTACGTCCGCGAGCACCCCGAAAAATTCTCACACATGATGGTTCCCGAGCCGCTACACAAGCCTATCGAACCTCGCTGTACGTGCGGGGGGATCTACGAACCGAACGGTATGCTTGCTCATTTCTCGCGGTGCGCTCTGGCCGCTCTACCTGAAACTCTGCTCCACCCGGACGCAGACGACATCGGAGGATTACGTGCAGTTTCTCGTAACCGGGGCTGATGGTTTCATCGGCACACACCTGAGCAACGAGCTTAGGCAGAACGGCCATAACGTTAACGGTATCGACCGCGAGTTTGGGGATCTACGAACACCGAGCACTATCGAGCACGCGCTCGAGAAGTACAATCCCGATTATGTGGTTCATCTGGCGGCAAAGGTGGGCCGTCTGTTCGGGGAAGATAATGTGATGTTTACTGTGCAGGACAACGCCGGCATCACTGCGCTTGTCGCGAAGGCTTGTGGCGATGCGGGCGTTCCGGTTGCCTATGCCTCAACTTCTGAGGTATACGGTGATCTTGGTCAGTCGCCCGCGTGGGAGGGCTGTCGAATGAAGCTCCCACATAATGCCTACGGCCTCACGAAACGGTGGGGCGAGGAGATTCTACAGCTCTATGCCCCCGCCGGACTCATCAACTTCCGCCTGTCCATGCCATACGGACCCGGCCTGCCTCCTGGCTTTGGCCGAGCGGCTATTGTCTGTTTCCTCGATCAAGCTGACAGAGGAGAACCGATTTATGTTCATCGCGGTAGTGAGCGCGCTTGGTGCTGGGTCGGAGACACAGTACGGGGTATGCGCTACGTGCTTGAAGGACGTGCGGCCGGCGATTGGAACATTGGTCGAGACGACAATGCAGTCTCAATGAGGCGTGTTGCCGAGATTGCGTGCGACTTGACTGGAGCTTCTCACGACCTAATTCACGAGACTGATCCGCCCGACCGCCAGACTGTAGTTAAGCGTCTGACGACTGTTAAGTTGCGCAACCTTGGATGGCGCCCAGAGATCGAGCTGGAAAAGGGCATGAGTCGTGTGCTCGAGTGGCTTCGCGCCGGCCAGCCCTCACTTAACGGCGCCGCGGTTGACCGACGGGTGGCCCCACAGTTTGCTTCCGAGTTTCACCCTGACGCAGATCTCGGCCGGCGCTCGTGAACATTCTTGTTCAGGGCGGGACTAACGCCGGCATACGTCCGCCCTTTACGAGCGGGCACTCGCCTAAGTGCGTTTGCTCGAGATGTTCAGTGAACACTCTTGTTCAGGGCGAACCTGAACAACAGAAGGCCAAGGAGAGTAATGGAGCCTAAGCACAAGAAACTGACTATGACGTATCTCCCAAAAGATCAAGAATCCGGTTTCACGCCGGACGCGGATAGCGAAGAGACGGATGAGGTTGAAGTGTCTCCCGCTGGCGATGTGGTCATCGGCGTTCCTGTTGCCGAATTGATCGTGGAACCAACACAGGATTAGAGAGGATAAACTAAAGTGGCAGTTACAGCCTTTGTTTACCCCATGTTCTTCACGACTACGTGGAACAAGGAAGCTGATATCGACACGGACACTATTAAGTGTGGTCTGTCGAACACCGCGTATACGTACGCGGCAACACACAAATACTTCGATGCTACCCCGTTCACGACGGCGTGGACTGAGCTTTCTACCGCCAACGGTTACACCGCAGGCGGCGTCACGCTCACTTCACCGACCGTTACGAACGGTCAGACGACTTCATGGACCGCGAGCAATGCCGTATGGACTGCATCTGGTGCGGGTATTTCCGCAACAAGTGCTGTCGTCTACGATTCAACGCCAGCCTCGAACAAGCCGCTGATTTCGTACGTCTTGTTCGGCGGCACGGTTACCGCTGCGGCCGGCGCTACGCTGACGATTGCTTGGAACGCATCGGGGATCATTTCTGTAGTGGTGGCATAAAATGGCCGACGCTATTTATGTCTGTCAGAACACGGTTTTCGCCGCAACAACCGGCGCAAAGACTGTTCTGAACGTTATCGCAGGCGCGAATCAGCCCGTCCAGATTGTTGAGTGGGGCATCAGTTTGGATGGTGTTTCTGCATCTGCGATCCCAGCTACTGTTCAACTCTGTCAGTCTACGCAGGCAACTGCCGGGACTGCGGGCGGTTCACCGCCGGCTATTGTGCAGGTCACCGGCCGAACGATCGCGGCGCAGTTTACTGCCGCTCATAACTACACTGCAGAACCGACTGCGCTCACTGTCATCGAGCCGATATTCGTACCGCAATTTAACGGTGTGTACGCTCGCACCTATATGCCCGGCACTGAGCCGGAGACTGATCTCAGTGGTGGTACGGTTAAGGCGCTTGCTCTCCGCGTGAATGTCACAGCGAACGTGAACGTTTTTGCATACATGCGAGTAACGATAGGCGCCTGACCGTGGCCTGTCTTGCTGTTGCGAATTACGATCCATCCGTAGCTGTCACTAAGTCTTGTGCTGCTGCACTGGCTATGACGGCGCTCGACACGACGAACCTTCGGGTTACATTCACTGTCCCGTCCAACGGGATTGTGTTTGTTCGTCTTCGTGGTGTTCTTCATGGCGCTACATCATGTTCTATGATTTTGCTTGGGGTGCTCGAGGGGTCAACTGTTCGCGGCAGAGGCACGCCGATTGGTGGACGGTCAGCGACCGGTATTGCAACCGCGCATCAGGTTGTCGAGGCGGCGTTTTGCGTAACGGGGTTGACGCCCGGCGCCTCCTTGACGTGGGATGCGGCGTATGGCGTTGAGTTTACTGTCGCTTCGTCTGATCTCAAGTATGGTGGCCCTAATAACGCGACCACGAACGACAGCTTCGGCGCATTCCAGTTCGAGGTTTGGGAGACGACAAATATCCTCGCCGCGAAGAACTATGACCCTTCGACGGCGGTAGCCAAGTCGGTTGGCACGTTGATCGCGATGACTGCACTTGACACTACGAACCTACGATCCACGTTCACGGTGCCGCCTTCGGGTCGCGTGAACGTGCGCATCAAGGGTCAGGTAGACGGATCAACCGTCCTACCAGCACTCCAGTTCGGTATCTTAGAAAGTACGACCGTCAGGGGTCGAACAACGCCGATTGGCGGGCTCGTCGATCTCGGCGGTGGCGTCGCGACGACGCGGTACGTCTTTGAAAGTCAGTGCGTGATCGGTGGTCTCACCGCCGGGTCATCGCTGACCTGGGATGCTGCGTATTCAGTTGATATCGTAGCGGCGTCAGGGAACATCAACTACGGTGGGCCCAATGATACGACTGCCTCAAATGCTTGGGGTGGATTCGTCTATGAGATTTGGGTCGCATAATGCCTGGTGCAATCGTTGAAACTACTGTTGAACAGCAACCTCCGGTGACTCCAAAGGTTACTGTTATCGACGCCCAACGTAGTATAAGGGCGACTATTCATCGACCTGTGGTACAAATGCCGGTGCAGGGATGGCGCTAGTTGGCATTCTTCATCAATCGTCGGCCACCGACCGTTACAACGGCGAACCAAACGGTTTCGCCTCCTGTTGCTACAGCCTCAGCTAGTTCTCTAGTACCGGTTCCGCAGCTTTCGATTCCCGCTCCCGCGGCGACTGCTTCTGCGTCGGGCCCTCTACCTGTTCCACAGGTCCAAGTTCCGCCTGCGGCGGCTACTGCTTCTGCTTCTGCACCTACGCCTGTCCCGCAGCTTGGCATTATTGTGCCGCTGGCGACGGCCTCTGCTAACGGCCCGCCCCCGCTTGTGCCGGCAATTGTGGTGCCGACTGCTACCGCCTCAGCGAGCAGTCAGCCTGCGGGTCACGCTACACCGGCAATTCGCCTCTTCCCGGGTGTTGCAACGAGCACGGCGTCAGCGCCTACGCCCACAGTACAGATCGGGATTTCTGTGCCTGCGGCTACGGCCACGGCAAGTTCTCCCGCACCCGCTCTTCCGATCAAGGCTCCTACGGCTTCGGCTTCTGCCTCGAGCATTGCTCCGACAATGCCGATCAAGGTCACTGGCTCTGTTACCTGGGTCGGGTATTCGCCTCAGGAAGTATTCCCGGATGCTCCTTCGATTGAACGTGATATCGGCCGGCGCTTTGACGGCGTACGTAAGAACCTCAATCTCGATAACTCTGCAAGTGGGTTCGATACCGATGTTGGTCTTGGGTATCTTAAGAACTACCGTAATGCTAACGCTCAGTATGTAGACGGCGGTGGCGTTAAGCAGGCCATGCCGTGGGACGAAGTAGCGGCCGGTCTTTGGGACACGGAAATTGATGCGCTGATTACGGACATCCTGACGGAGACGTGGTGTAACCCCACGAATCCGATGCGGTTCTCGTTCCATCACGAGCAGACGGTAGCCAACTCAAATCAGAAGGGTTACCTTGCCGTCCCGACGAACACGCAGCAGGCGTACATTGACGCCTACCGTCATGTTCGGGATAAGTTTGACGCCGCCGGAGCAACAGTACGATCTAAGACTGGTCAGTATCTTGGCGGTAAGGTCACGTTTGTTTATTGTGTTCTCCCGGATATGTGGGTGTCGCCCACAACTCCCGGGCTCACCGTAGACGACTTCGATCCCGACAAGGGCACCAGCCCCGCCCCGGCCGGCACGAGTTATTACGAAGAGTTTGCGACTGACTTTTACCAGAACGTCGTCAGCGGTCACATCAAGTACGGGACGAACGCTTCCACGATTTTCGCGGACTTCCTGACGCTTGCTAATGCTCGCGGTAAGGATTTCCTTTTCCCAGAGTTTGGTGCTGGCGACGACGGACTGAACAGTACGGTCAGTCAGGAGATCGCGGACTTCCTTGACGCTTTCGGGACGTACATCAAGGGTCTTCCGATCACTGGCTCGAGGCTTAAGTGGATTGGTTTCACGGTGGGCAGCGGCGGTGTTCCGTCGTCGCTCTATTACCCGGCTAGTTCTCCGCTCAAACTTGCCGCGTTCCAGCGTTTAGTTCGAGATCCGTATTTCTATAACGACGACGCAACTACGTTCTCTGGCATTCCAGGGATTGACGTTAAGGTTGTTGTCCCGGCCGCTACCGCCTCGGCAAGCTCCCCGCTTCCCGCGGTTCAGCTTCGGGTGTCGCCGGCAGCGGCTACAGCTAGTGCGTCTGCTCTAGTCCCGACCGTTATCGGTAGTCAGATAATCTCGCCGCCGGCCGCTACCGCTTCGGTAAGTTCCCCGGTTCCGACTATACAGTTACGAGTTTCCCCGGCCGCAGCAACGGCGTCGGCCAGTGCTTTTGTCCCGACTATTACGGTTGCGGCTGTTGTTAGTCCACCGGTTGCCACAGCGAATGCTAGTGCTCCTACGCCGGTTGTTGATGTTAAGGTGTCGCCGGCTGCGGCAACGGCAAGTGTATCAGGGCTTGTCCCGACACTGCAACTCCGTGTGTCGCCTGCAGCCGCTACGGCTACTGCGTCTGCCGCGCTCCCGACACCGCAAGACAGGCTCACGCCTCCGGCCGCTACCGCGAATGCATCCGCGCCTGTCCCGACGATTCAAGTGCGGGTTCTACCGCCGGCAGCCGTCGCGAATGCTTCGGCACCTATCCCGACAATCAGCGGGGTTATCGATCAGATTGTCATGCCGCCTGTCGCTACGGCGAGCGCGTCGGCAAAGGTTCCCGGGATTGGGGTTGTCCCGCCCAAGGCTACGGCAACCGCATTCGCGCCTGTCCCGAACATCCGCGTTGTGATGATCCAGTGGCCGTCACACTCCGGTAATCAATGGCCTCCTGACACTAACATTAAGTGGGGCCCAAGGACAAACCCACAGTGGAACAAGATCCCTGCCCTACAGTGGCCTCCCGACTCAAACGAAAGATGGTAAGTGGCTTACGATCCTTTTATCAGTATCGATGATCTATACGCATATCTTCGCTTGCCGGCGTTGGGAGTAGGCGAGACTGACGATCTCTCTACTATCGCCCTCGACTCGGCTTGCTACACGATTCGTGGGTTCCTGCATCAGACCATCAATCGTGTAACCGATGATGTTATCGCCATCGATACTGACGGTACCGACACGGTAATGCTACCTGAGGCTCCGGTTGTGAGTGTCAGCGATGTAAGTTCATTCACGACTACGACTGATTTCACTCTCTACACGTACGATCCTGCTAGGTATATGATCGATTACGACAAGGGCTTGATCGTGTTCAGAGGCGCCCTGTTCCCTGACCGGCGAGCCGCTGTCCAGGTGACGTACACTCACGGGTGGGACGTTATCCCTACCGATATTAGAATCGTCGCTCTAACGCTTGCCGCCCGTATCTATGACCAGGGGTTGGCTAAGGCGGAAACGATTGGTAACACAAGACTGGTATACTCTCACGATGAGTCACTCGGTTTGAGTCCTCGAGAAAAGGATATACTCGTTAAGTACCGCAGGTCGGGTGTCCCGCGTTCTTACAGGATCACGACTTGATTCGTTCTCTTCGCGATAAGGTGACTGTCTTTATGGTTACTCAGGGCCCGGACACAGATCGCTATGGTAGTCTCCAAGATCATGTCAGTGCCGGCGTGGAGTATCGCGCGAACGTGCAGCCGGTGCTCGAGACTCGAGGCCGAGACTCGGCAGAGATTGAGATTGACCGAGACACTATGATCGACCGGTTCCGGGTTGTGCTCGAGCCGTGGGCCGTCGTGGATGGTCTGTCGCGGGTCGAGTGGGAGGGTGACATCTTCGAGGTTATCGGTGAGCCTTCGCTCTACAAGGGCAGGAACAACAACCATCACAAGACGTTCCAGATCAGAAGGGTGCTAGGCTAATGCCGCCTGTTAAATACGTTCCGAATTGGGAAGGTATCGGTGCCATCGGCTACTCGCCGGAGATGCAGGCGGTCATGCAGTCCAAGGCGGACGATGCGGCAAACACGGCCCGACAGCTCGCAGCGCCCCACGTTCGCACGGGCGAGTATCGAGCATCAATTCATGCCGACAGTGGTACGCAGGCAGGCCGTGCCCGCACTACGGGCGGTCAGTTTCGTGCTACTAGCGGCGGTCGTCTGGCGATTGGTCGTGTGATTGCTGATACTCCGTACGCCGTATATGTAGAGTTTGGTACGAGTGTTATGGAGGCACAGGCAATTCTCCGACGTGCAATCGAATCGGCCTGGTCTTAAGTGGCACAACTCTTTCTACATTTTCCCGACTCCGAGGCTATTGCCGGCGCAGCTCTACGTTCGGCAGGCTATCGGGCTTACTCTAGTATTCCCGCTAATCCTACCTACCCCCTGATGACGGTAAAGCGTGTGGGCGGCATTCCGCGAGACAAGCGAATGCTCGACCGCGCGAATATTCAGATCGATGTTTGGGGAGATTCTAAAAGTCAATGCCGAGATTTAGCAGATCAAGCTCGGCGTGTTCTGATGTCGCTCGAGGGTACGACTTCGAGTGACTTCAATGGTGTTATCACTTGTGTCGAGGATAGCCTAGGACTTTTCTGGCTGCCCGACCAAGAGACAAAGCGTGATCGCTACATTTTTTCTGTAGTGCTCTACGCAAAGCAATATCTGCCGATCACTACTTAGGCAGGTTGATTACCGCGGGGGTCCGACCCTGCCGGTATACACACAAAGGGCTTACGAAGCCCAGGAGGAGACAAAATGCCTGGTTTACAGGATGCCAACGCGATTACCGTTGGCGCCAACGGGCGTGTCATGGTGGCGCCGTACGCATCGGTTGCCTCGTGGCCGACCAACGTTTCGACCGCGCTCGATGTGGCGTTCGTAGATACCGGCCTGGTCAGTGAAGACGGCGTGACCTTTACCAACGGTCAGGAGATCAACGACATCAATGCGTGGCAGAGCTTCTATCCTGTCCGCAAGGTTGTTGCTAGCAAGTCCACAAAGGTTGAGTTTGTGCTCAAGCAGTGGGATCATTACACGACCCCGCTCGCCTTTGGCGGCGGCACGGTTACGGCCGTGTCCGGCGTCCACACGTACCTCCCCCCGGACCCGAGCGTGCTCGATCTCCGGGCGACGGTCATTGAGTGGACGGACGGCGCTGAGATCTTCCGGCTTGTCATCCCGCGTGGGATGGTTACCGGTGAGGTTAGCTCTGTCATCGCACGGACCGCTTCTGCTGATCTTCCTATCTCTATCGAGGCCACTCCTCTGGGTGCCGCGGTGGCGGGTACGATTCAGACGCAGCCGTTCTACTTCGTCACTAACGCTGGCTCGTTCGTAACCTAAAGCATATGCCCGGCGGGTTCACCCGTCGGGCTAGCTTTGTCTCTAAGGAGTGTGTATATCGTGATCGACCTTGACGCCTCACGCGCAGCGCGACGTGAAGGAAAGGGTAAGGGGCCCGTCATTCGGTTCTCAGGTAAGGATTTCGAGCTTGCGCCCGAAGTCTCTTTCGTGGTAATCGAGGGTCTCGCAAAAATTGAAGAGGGTGACGCATCGCAGGGTCTTGTCGATGTGGCCCGCGGCCTGCTCGGAGAACACTATCGAACTTTGGTTGTCGATGGTGGTCTCTCTGTGGACGATCTAAACGACATGCTCTCGAGCGTACTTGAGGAGTACGGGGTTGCTAGCCCTTTGCCCTCGAGCGACTCGTCCGAGAGCACTACGGGCCGCTAGAGGCGGATTTCTTCCGCTACTACAACCTCGATCTCCGGCGGGTTCTGTGGGGCTCACAATCTATCGGGGCCCGCCGGCTCGAGGCGCTCATCAATGCACTACCGCGCGACAGCGCGACCGTTCGTTCCATTGACCCGGAGTTTGCCGGCAAGCAGTGGGACACGAAAACAGAACTACTTGCGACCATCGCAGAGCTTATCGACCAGAACACTCGTTTGTTTTTTGCCGCCAATTCGAAGAAGGGCACACAGATGCCGCCACCTATCAGGATTCCCCGCCCGGGGCGCCCAGAGATCAAGCGGCCTGAGCCCATCAACTCGACTGAGGCGATGAAAAAGATGTTTGCGTCTGGTATCCAGGTCTACAAGGAAGAGACTCCTAGCTAATGGCAATGAACGCCGGAACCGCCTACGTCGAAGTGCTGCCGGAGATGACCGGTTTTGCTACCGGCGTCGGCAAGGGTCTAAATAGAATAGGTAACCAAGTCACGCGGTCTAGCCGCGTGCTTACTCGTGGCATCACGATTCCTGTTGCGGCTGCCGGCGCGGCCTCAATCAAGATGGCCTTGGACTTTGAGACTTCGCTGCAGCGAGTCGGTTCTCTAACTGAGGCGAGTCAGGGTCAGGTCAAGGCGTGGGGCGACCAGATCCTCGAGCTTGGGCCTAAGCTCGGTGAGGCGCCGAATGACTTTGCGCAGGCCCTCTATTTCGTGGCCTCGTCCGGCGCTAAGGTTGCCGATGTCATGCCGATTACCACAGCCGCCGTCAAGGCGTCTGCGGCCGGCATGGGCGATGCTCAGACGGTGGCACAGATCCTCACGTCTGCCGTTAACGCATACGGCGCTGAGAATCTCTCTGCAGCCAATGCTGCCGATGTTCTGACTGAGGCTATTAAGGTCGGTAAGGCCGAGCCGGAGGCGCTCGCGTCTTCGCTCGGTCGCGTTATCCCGCTCGCCCAGACGATGGGCGTCACGTTTGCAGAGACGGCCGCATCGGTCTCCACGCTCACCAACACCGGCCTGTCTGCCGCTGAGGCAACGACCGCCATCCGGGCTGTCCTGACGACGCTGGTTAAGCCGGCGCAGCAGACTACAGATCAGTACAAGAAGATGGGCATTTCGGTTGACTATCTTCGTAACTCGATCAAGGAGCATGGCCTAAACGAGACACTTGTTGATCTCAAGAATCGTATCGGAGACAACAAGGATGCTCTCGGTAAGCTGTTCCCGAACGTCCGGGCTCTGACCGGTTTCCTGGCGCTCACGGGTAAGAACGCTGCACAGGTTGCTCGTAACGTCGATCTCGTTACACACTCGACCGGCGCGGCCAACAAGGCATTCAAGACGGCGGCTCAGTCCGATGCGTTCAAGTTCCGGCAGGCCCTCGCAAATCTCGAGGCGCAAGCTGTTAAACTTGGCGCGACTCTCCTACCGTTCGCAACAGAACTTCTGCGCGATCTTGTCGCACTCGTACACGCCTTCGACGGCCTCTCCTCGTCTCAGCAGCACTTCATCGAAATCGCTCTCGGCGTGCTCGCAATCATCGGCCCGATTGGGACGGTGTTCGGTAACCTCATTATCATTACCGGAGCAGTCGTCCGCGGTCTTTCCCTAGTTGGTACTGCAATGGTAACTCTTGCCGGCGCGAGTAATGCTGCGGCGGTATCTAATCAACTTGTAACCTCGAGTTTCCTAGAGATGGACGCAGCGGCCTTGCCGATGATTTCAGCTCTCGGTCTTGTGGCGGTTGGTCTGACGGCTATTGTCGGTATCGGGATCATTGGGTTCCTGGCCGTCACTACTGACGCTTGGGGCAACTTCTCTGACGCAGAACATGAAGCGGCGGACGCGACTAACGAACTGGCCGGCGCACTGGATGCGCTCAAGACCGGACACCTTGATCTCCGGCAGGCCACGCTCGACCGTAAGCGGGCCGCAGATCAGTTGGCTAAGGACGAGAAGGCGCAGGCCGCGTTTACGGAAAAGCACGGACACGCAAATCACGCGCTAGCCCTACAGATCGAGCAGGATAGTATTGATGTGGCTCGAGCGAAGGGGCGGCAGAGCATTGCTGAGAAAGACCTCGCAGACGCGCAAGAGAAGCGCCAGAAGGCTCTCAAGGACATCATTAAGGCAGAGCAGCATGCCGGTACGTCCGCCTCGCGGGCGGCGGCAGGAGTCCGCGGATCTAAGTTGGCGGCAGATCAGGCGACGGGCGCATACAAGGGCATGTCCAAGGCCGAGATTCTTGTCGCAGAAAAGGCCCGCCGGTTCGTAGCGGAGATGGGAAAGCAGAACGCTAAATTGGTTGAGGGTAAGGGCCGACTAAAGGGCGCCGCTCTACAGACGGCCGAACTTAATCAGGCCGCGCAGGATCTCACAATTAGACTCGGCCACGTTCCCACTGCCAAGCAGATCAAACTGTACTTCGAGAAGAATCCTGATATTCTGGCCGCAGAGGTTGCAGCTCTAAAGGGTCAGATCGATGCTTTGCACGACCGCGATATTTACATTCGCGTTCATCAGAGTCAGTCGGGCGCAGGCATCGGCGGCGGACGAGCGGCGGGCGGGCCTGTGTCTGCCGGCGTTCCCTATCTTGTCGGTGAGCGGGGCCCTGAGCTGTTCGTACCTCAGAACAGCGGAAACATTGTGCCGAATCACAGGCTCGCGGGGGGCGGCGTAAAGCACCGCATCGTCATCGAGAATTGGGAAGAGGGTACTGGATATATGGAGAGTATTGCCGACGGCTCAGTTGGTCGTAACTCTAACTTGAATCGTCAAAAGAGGCGAATGAATCGATGATTGCTCCTATCGGTGTTGACTCCTTCGTAAAGGAAAACGTCCCTGCCGCGAACTTCGGTGACACACCGCGCATTTGGGTTAACGGCGGCGGCTCTGGCGACCAGCGATTTGCGTACCTCTATCATTCCCGACCGTGCCCTATCGGAGCGCGTATCCTGTCCGCAAAACTGCGGTTGTATCTGAACGGCTCCTGGTCGGGCACAAACAACCTCACGCTCAAGAGGATTACGTCTACTTGGGCTGAGGGTAAATTGACCTGGAACAATAAACCAACGGTCACTGCAACTAACTCTGCTGCCGCCACAGTTACGGGCGGAACTGACGGTCAGGTAGTGGAATTCGATATCACGAACATGATGGTTGATATCGCTTCTGCGCTGCCGTTTTTTGGTTTCCGGGTTGAATTGTCTCAGCATCAGGATCGAGCTTTCTACTCGAGCGACAACGGTGTGTCTACACTGCGCCCAGAATTCGAGGTTAACTGGACACTCGCCCCCGACCCCCCGGGCAACCTCTCCCCGTCGGCGGGCGATATTGTTTCGTCTGCCCTACCGCAGTTGTCCTGGACGATGAGTTTCCCGGGTGGGGGGTCTCTGACTTCGAGCGAAGTCCAGATCTCCACGAGCACTGATTTCACTACGCCTGAATATGATAGTGGCAAACAGCCGAACACATCTGCGGCTATTTGGGATCTCTACGCCAATAACTTGAACCTGATGGCACTTGCGAACCAAGCGGATTTTGAGACGGATGCGACCACCGGTATTGTGTTTATCGCGGGTAGCACCAAAACGAAAGACACTACTACTTTCAACCACGGCGCCGCGTCTCTCAAGGTAACAACTCCTGGCTCTGTGGCGAATGAAGGTGTAGGGTTTGGTAGTGCGGCAGGATCAACCACTAATGACGCCATCGCGACAGCCGGTAACACATACACCTTCTCTATGGCGATGAAGGGCAATGCCGGCGGAGAATCCGTCCAACTCGTGATGTTCTGGCGGACGGCCGCGGGTGCGGCAATCTCTACTTCTGCAAGTTCTGCGATTGTCCTCACTACTTCATGGACTACTTACAGTTTCACCGCGACAGCGCCGGCTACGACAGCCTTCGTTGAGTTAGCGGTTCGTACCAGCGGTACATCTGCTGTGACATGGTTTAACGATACGGCTCAGTTTGAGATTGGGTCTAACGTGTCGCCTTGGTCGCTGCCTACAGGATATACGGGTATTCCACTAAACGGCACCCGGTTTTGGCGCGTACGAATTTGGGATGATGTTGACACTGTTTCGGGATGGTCCGATCCTGTGAGTATGACCCGAACCTCTTTGGGCGCTCTCTCGATCTCAAGCCCGGGAGCAACGACGGGGGATCTCACGCCTCCGATTACGTGGTCTCTTTCCGGTCAGACTCAGGAATCCTATCGTGTCACTCTCATGCAGGTGGCGACCAGCGGCAAGCTAATTGGTCTGTGGTCTACTTCGGGTGTTGGCGCGACGACTTCTGTGACTGTGCCGGCGAACATCATTCAGACCGGTAAAACTTACCGGGCGCGGGTTGAAGTTTGGGATACACTAAACAGGGCGAACAACGAGCACCAGACGGCAGAGCAAACGTTTACTTATGTGCGTGCCGGCACGGTTGCCGCGGTTGAAACTCTCAATACCATTACCTACAACGACGGCACCCGGAATACGCCGGTTGTTCAGGTTACAGTTACTCGGTCAGCGCAACCTGATTATTGGTCTGTTAAATTAAACGGTGTGGAGTATAACTCTCGAATCGTGGCTTCCACGACGTTTGTTTCAGGAACAACATATCGATTCTACCTTTGGGGGGTATCTCCTCGCACAGCAACGACTGTGGAGGTTGAGGCTGTCGTACTTTCGGGCGGCGTATTCAAGCACTCCACCGGTAACCCTACCACGACAGTCACGACCAGTTTCACGGGGGTCTGGCTTGCAGACGATACTCTAACTTCAACGCTCGGACAGATGGTTCCGATCTTTGGAGTAGACGGCGCTGATATGTCTATCGGTGAGTCAGGTACAACGTATGACGTTATCGGGTCTCGATCACCGGTACGACTGACCGATACAATTCAGGGGTATCGAGGTACGATCTCAGGCAACGTTCTCAGTAAGGCTGAGCGAGACACATTCCTGGCTCTCAAGGATCTTTCCTTGAATCAGGATCTCCGGCTTGTTGTCGGTGATCTCTCGATCCCGGTACGGCTCGAGTCAGCGACAGCGGCTCCTCGACCTGAGCCGGGAGATGTTGTGTTTGATGTTAGCTTCGGGTTCTTCCAGACCGCAGCGCCGTGGCCGCTCACGGGAATCTAGATGTATAACCTGAACCTCTCTGCGTCGAACAAAACAAAGTTTGAGGCTGCTCTGGTGACTTCCGGGCCGCGCCGTATCACGATCACGATTCGAGATCATGACGAGAAAAAGGTCGCGGATCTTACAGCTCCGCAGGTGCTCGAGGGGGCCGTCCAGGTGGACGCCGCTGCGGCCGTCACGCGGTCTCTTAGTCTGACGTGCCTTGACCCAAACCATAAGCTCCAGTTTGACTACGCCTCGCCAGCACAGGGCGCCCTGTACGCCGACAACTTCATCTCCATCGACTACGGGGTATATATCCCCAGCACGGACTCCTGGATCGATGTACCGGTCTTCTGGGGGCCTCTGACGGATTTCCAGCGGCAGGGGGCAGAGGTTACCATTGAGGCGCAGGGCAAAGAGACTCTCGGGCTCGACCCGCACCTTGTACGTAACGGGTACACGCTCCACCGCGGCATGTTGGTCGCAAACGCGGTCAGGAATGTCATGGACCGTATCGGAGAGACTAAGTACAACCTCGAGACAGTCACGGGCCGGCTTCACAAGCACAGGGCGGTTACGCCGGGGGAAGCTCCGTGGGCAGTCGTAGCCGGTGGCGGTCTGGATTCGGCCGGCGGAAACAAGCCGGCGCTTGTCTCTAAGATTAACGGGCACGCGATGCTCTTTTTCAACGGAGTCGGTCGCCTGACGCACCGACGGCGTAATGTGAATAGTGTATGGACATTCTCCACTGACCAGCTAGTGTCACAGCCCGGCTTTCACTTCGATATTCTGAATGTACGAAACCACGTCGAGGTAAAAGGCGGAACGCCTAAAAAGTCTAAGAAGCATTTTCGCGGCCATGCTACACTTCCTGACGTTCACCCACTTTCGCCGTATGGACTTAGACGCAACGGCCAACATCGTTACATGGTCGAATTCTTTGAGTCTGATAGTCTCAAGTCTGACGCTGCCTGCCGAGATCAGGCAGAGGCTATTCTCGCTTCGCACTCGAACGAGGGAGTCGAGGCATCGTTTGAGTGCCTACCGATTCCGCACCTTGAAGAGTGGGATCATGTGACTCTTAACGGACCCGGATATTCAATGAGTTTCCCACTACAGACATTCACGATTCCGCTCACGTCTGACTCTTCTATGAGTGTCGGCGCCTCGAAGTCTGTCAGACCGCGTCGTCGGAGGCACCACCGCTAATGGATGCACGTATTACTTCCGTTCAGGAGGCTAATGTAGGTTCGGCCCTCACTGCGGATACTTCTATCGGTGCCGGCACTATTGACGTGTCAGACGGCACCGCCTTTGACGAGTCTGGAACCTTGATTCTCGGATCTGAAATCATGCCGTATTCGGATGTGAATGAGGACACAGGTATCATTACATTGATCGGTACGTTGGCTAGTACGCACTCTGCTGATGATCCTGTGTATGTCTATCCTCTGACTCAGGAGCGTGTAGCCTATCTTATTACGGGCGATAGTCCCGAGGACGAGGAAGGCATGGCGGCTCGTATCCCGCACGCGCTCTGGGACAAGATTCCGGTAGGTATTCGCGATTGGGATAACGACGAGGGTGAAGCGGTACAGGCTGATTTCATCGGTGATGAGTTGGTCATTATGGAGCTAGTGGGTCAAGACCCGATTGTTGACGCCACGTTCGTAGATCCTACCACGCTTCCCCCTAATCCTTCGGACGGTCTTCCTCCGTCATCTTCTCCTACTCCGACTGTGACCGGGGGCCCGGGATATCTTGCTGTTGTGTGGACAGGTGTTACGAATGCCGATCAGGTAACTTACGATGTCCATATTTCCACTACTACGGGATTCACCCCTTCGAGCGGTACATTGTACGGTTCAGTCCAAGGCACAGTCATGTTCATCCGTAAGATGCCAGACGGCACGCCCCTGGACTACGGAACGCCTGACTCGAGCGGTGTGGGGTCAATCCCGTATTACGTCAAGATCGTAGCCCGAGATATTGACGGTTCTGCCGCTGCCAGCACACAGGGATCAGACTTCTTGCGTCAGTTGGGCGGCGGCGATCTCGTGGTGGGGTCGATCACGGCCGAACACTTGATCTCCGTCCTCAACATCGCAAACCTCTTCATTGCTGGTGATCCGGCCGGAAATCGTATCGAGCTTGACGGTACGAGCTTCCGCCTGATTAACGGTAACGGCACTGTAGTCAATTTCCCGACCGACGGTTCTGACCCGACATTTGCAGGTAACGTCCACACGGGCGGGCTTGTCGTTACTGACAACGCTGTGTTTCAGGGTGCGAACAACACTCTTGATAAGGGCGCTGTTCTCACGCTGGTAGACAAGCAGGGCGATCCGAGCGCGGCTCCCACGCTTGTTTACGACTACGAAAACCTTGCGTATGACTCGGCCCTCACAAAGTTCACGGCCGGCACAGCGTGGAATGACGCCACGGGTAAATTCTATACTATCAATAATGCTGTGGGTAGTGGGAGCGGTCACGACACTCTAGTAGAGGCCCAGAATTCATCTGGTGTTGCAACTGTACTTCGTACACACTCACTTACGGATATCACAGACCTTGGATACGCTCTTGGTGTGGCAATCCTGGGTACAGATGTGTGGGTATGTTATCTGTCTAACAACGTCGATGTCAAACACGTTCGAATGGCGAAGTACGATCTCTCCACTCTTACATTTCAGACATCGGTAGCACTGTTGACTGCCGGCGAGGCTGTTTCAACGCACGCCGACGTGGCGTTCGGTTCTGACGGCACGAACCTCCTTTTGGCAATCTGGTCTGGCACGGGCACTACTGCCACGGCGCAGATCAAGACATTCAACACGTCAGGCGTACAACAAACCTCTAACTCTACGACTGGCGGGCACCAGCGCGGGTCAGGGTCGTTCACCTGGGGCCTTCGGGGTATCTCGACGGACGGCACAGACTATTGGGTGCTGTGGCACACCTATGCATCTGGCGGTGCGAGCACGGGCTCGTTCATCGAGCAGTACAATGCCGGCACCTTCGCCCATGTGGCCGACAAAGATGTGTTCGTCAAGAACAATACTGTGCCAGAGCTGGCCGGTCTCGACTATGATGGTTCGGCTATGCACGCTGTTTCTGGTTACAACCAGACCGGGGGTATTTTCCAGATCATTAAATTCTCGACTCTACTGTGGGCGGACGGATCAGGAGATAACTGGTATGTCGCCTACGAGTGGGACGATGCTACGCACAAGACCGGGCCCTCCCCCATCGGGTCAGTGTCCGCGGCAAACACGGGGTCGGTAAATACCCCCTCGAGGCGCGGGCGAGTTTCGATCACTACTCCAAGTCTACCGAGCGGTATCACTAAAGCCCGAATCTTCGCTAAGAACGGATCATCACTCCCGGCAAGCTCTGCCCTCAAGAGACAGTCCGCAACGAGTCATATTGACACTGAATCGGGCGTCTCTCATATCTTTTTCAACTATGACGCTGCCGGTGCGGCGCCTGATACTAACGACTTCGGCGGCGGCACGTCCACGATCATTGGTAAAGGTACGGCTATCACTGCTCCGTGGGAGTTTGGGGGAGACGGGTTAGTAACATTACCGCGAATTACGGTAGCCCAAAGACTTGCATCCCCCGGACCAGGAGATATTGCATACGACGAAGATCTCGGCGGACCGTCGTTCTACTCAAAGACAGGCACCGGAGCGTGGGCTCCTATAGCCTCGAGGGGCGCGATCTCGTGGAAGTCGTTTGAATACTACACCGATTTCGTGGGATCGGCTGCCCCCGCCGAGACGATCCTGTTCTCGAACAACGGAGGCACAGCCGCAGTACAGACTGGAGTGGCTAGCCACCCCGGGATTGTGCGAATAGCCACCGGAAGCACAAACAATGCTAACGGTAATGCCGGCATCAGGCTCGGAGAATTGGCGACAGCGCCTATCCAGTTAGGGCAGGGAGTCGTTCGGTTCGGGGTCTTGGTCAATCTCCCGGGTACGCTCACTCTGGCCCGTATCCGCGCGGGCCTCCAGAACACGGGCGGTCAGGCCGACCCCACGGCCGGTTACAATTTCCGGTGGGCCAGCGCGACAAACTCCGGTAAGTGGCAGATCGGGAAGGCCGGCACGTACTCCGACGCCGGCATCACGCCGAGCGCGAACCAGTGGGTCATGCTCGAGCTGGTGGTCTCGGCCGACGCCACGAGCTGTGCCTTTTTCATCAACGGCGTCAGCGCCGGCTCTTTGAGCGGGACGGCAGAAACTGGTGCGGCTCTGCTCGGTACCATCGGAATCGAGAAGGACAACACGACCACGACCAGCCGCACGTTCGACGTGGATCTCATGTACGTGTCCGGCGAATTCAGCGTGGCTCGGTTCTAAATTCTCGCTATCATAATCGTTCTCGGGGCAATCCCGGGGCGCCCACAAACCCCCAAGGAGGGAAGCATGGATGTACTTCGAGGGCTCTTTGATCGAGCCTCTGCTTCGAGTGTTGTTCGTCATTTTGTGTACGCACTGGTTGCTGCGTACCTGATTGCGGCCGTTCCTGTCATCAGCGGGATCGCTAACGATCTCGTGGACGGTCAGGCCGTTTCCGGCGACGATTTCAAGTCGCTGATCGTCGCGACTGAGTTTGCGGTTGGCACCGCGTTTCTGCGTGTCGTCATCCCTGAGCTTACTGCGGTCGCAACTGATTTCCGTAACAAGGAAGAGGAGTAACAATGTCAATGACCCGCCGGCAGTTTTCCAGCTTGCTTCTTAGGGAGCTAGGTATCCCCGATACCCTGCCCCATGTCGGTGCTCGGCGGTTCCTGATTTCTTGGATGCACGCAGAGACCGGTGAGAAGCCCGGTCTCTGCAACGGTATCCCGGGTCAGGGTGCCCGCTGGAATCCACTGAACACTACGCTGCAGCTCCCGTTCTCGACCTTCTACAATCATCTGTCGCCCACGACGGGCGTTCAGAATTACTGGACGGCCGACGACGGGGCTAACGCCGTGCGTATTACGCTCGAGGGTGATGTGCGGTACAGAGACTTTCTTACGCTACTCGCTAAGAAGGGGGTCTTCCAGCGAGATCTTGCGGACGCGCTCGATAAGACTCCGTGGGGCACGCACCAGCCTCTAATCGGTCATGCTGTTCAGGCGTATAACGCTAATCGGAAATTCTATAATCACTATCCCCTGGGGCCGGCATGATTAAGGTCACTAAAACATTTGAGCTGACGAGCCCTCACATGCATCACGAACTTGTGCGCACTGCGCAGAAACGTCTGCATGGTTGGGGCCAGAGTAAGTTTGAGAATTTTCATCCTGGCAAGCCCGACGGAATTTTCGGGCGCGAGACTGCCGCGGCTTGTTACCGGGCCCGGTACTTCCTGGGTTTCCCGCGCAAGCGTCTGTACCGCAAGTACAATCAGCGTCTCGACGCGCTCATCACTAAGCGCCGGGATCTCCCGCCTCTCTACAAACTCAGGCGCCGGCATCGTCTACGCAAGGCTCGAGCGCCCAGCGCAGCGACCATCAGGGTCAAGGCGCTCAATATCGCCAAGAGCCAGCTAGGGGTTAAGGAATCCCCGCCCGGTTCGAATCGCGTGAAGTATTCTCTTGCGTACGGTATCGCCGGTCCGTGGTGCGCAATGTTCGTAACGTGGTGTTTCGTGAATGCCGGCAGTAAGACAGCATTCAAACTCGGATCTCGATTCGCGTTTGTCCCGTTCGTCGTAAGCGCGGCCCGTTCTGGTAACTTCGGTCTTCGGACTGTTCGATGGGCAGACGTTCGCCCGGGCGACATCGTGTGTTACGACTGGGAGGGTAACGGTGTGGCCGACCACATCGGGATCTTCGAGCAGCGGACAAGCGCCACGTCCTTTACGGCTATCGAGGGCAATACGGCCATCGGGAACGACAGTAACGGCGGCGAGGTTATGCGCCGCGGACGGTTCCTGAGTAACGTGCAGGCGTTCGTCCGAATGGAGCGAGTGTGAAATACGTCACTATTCCAGTTTCTGATGAAATGTATGATGAATTGTTAGACGGGTATAAAGTAGGTACAGGAATTGTCACAATTACTTTAGAGGAAACTGGTTTTGAGGGGGCAACGCACGATCTTGTTGTTACATGCCTACCCTATCAGGAGCATGATTTGAAGTGAACCCTCTCACCGACTATAAGCCGTGGGCCAATATCAAGACCCTGGTGAACCTCGACTGCGGGTGTGTAATTCCACTCCCGGTCGTAGCGGCTATAGACGAGCAAGCGGTTCTTGACACCATCACTATCACAGCATATTTAATACATCGTAAGCTCTCATGTGAGGGCAGAATGGAGTAATACCCGTGTTTGAGACGCAGCTCGCTGAGGACGTATTCAAGGGAAAGTACAGTTTCGACGGTAAGGAAAATTGGGAGGATACGGCCAAGCGGGTTGCGACGAATGTGATGGGGGCTCTTGGGTATAGCCCCGATTCACCTGAAACACGGGAGACAGAGTACGCAATCGCTACGCGTAAGTTCATGCCGGGCGGTCGCTACCTGTACGCCTCTGGTCGAGATCTCCACCAGACGCAGAATTGTCTACTCCTCAAGGCGGTAGACACGCGCGAGGGTTGGGCCCAGCTCTGTCAGGACGCCATGATGGCCCTGACGACGGGCGCCGGCATCGGGGTTGACTATTCCGATCTCAGGGCCGACGGGGCGCCTCTTAAGCGCACAGGAGGCACTGCCAGTGGCCCGCTGCCTTTGATGAAGGCGATCAATGAGCTTGGGCGGGCTTCTATCCAGGGCGGGCATCGACGGGCCGCAATTTGGGCCGGCCTATCATGGAAGCACCCGGACGTGTTCAGTTTCATCAAGGCGAAGGATTGGTCGCCGGAAATGAGGAAGCTCAAGGACAAAGACCCTGAGTTTCCGCTCCCGCTCGAGGGCACGAATATATCCGTGATCCTGGACGATGAATTCTTCTCTGCGATCACGGACGATACGCACGTAGGTCACGAGTGGGCCCATGATGTCTACATGGCTACCCTCGAGCGGATGCTCAAGACCGCCGAGCCCGGATTCAGTATTGACGCGGGGCGCAATGCCGGTGAGACTCTGCGCAACGCCTGCACCGAAGTCACATCGGCCGACGACTCTGACATCTGCAATCTCGGCTCGCTCAATCTTGCGCGTATCAAGTCGCTCGAGGAGTTTAAGAGTGTGCTGCGCGTGGCCGTCCGCTTCCTGCTCGCTGGCACAGTCTATTCTGACGTACCGTACAAGAAGGTCGCAGCGGTGCGTGAGAAGAATCGACGGCTTGGGCTAGGTCTCATGGGTGTCCACGAGTGGCTCCTGCAGCGAGACAAGCCCTACGGGCCTGACGACGATCTCGAGGGATGGTTGATCGAGTACGCCACGTCTACTGAGATCGCTCGTCAGCTAGCACAGGAGCACGGCCTGTCGGTGCCGGTCAAGACCCGTGCAATCGCTCCGACCGGCACCATCGGTATTATCGCGGAGACCACGACCGGCATGGAACCGATCTTCGCTGTGGCCTACGAGCGGCGATGGCTTAACGGGTCGTGGAAGACCGACATCGTGATTGACCCCACAGCGCAGCGTATGGTAGATCAGGGGCACAATCCCGAAGACATCGAGGACGCCTATACGATCCCGTTCTACACGCGCGTCAAGATGCAGCATTGGTTGCAGCGGTTCGTAGACCATGGGATCTCGAGCACGATCAATCTCTCGGCTCCGGTTACGGATCGCGATGAGGTTGCAGAAATTGGATACACTCTTCTGCAGTTCCTGCCCGGACTTCGAGGAGTGACAGTCTACCCTGACGGCGCTCGTGGTCATCAGCCGATCAAGCGTCTGAGCTACACAGAGGCGCTCGAGCGGGGCGCTGTAGTCAAAGACAATGAGGACCGCTGTATCGGCGGTTCGTGCGGGGTGTAAGATGGATAGAGCCCGGTATGAGTGGCTCACGCGGATGGCGAGGAAAGAGTCTCATCATTTATTCCGGCGCGGCGGTGTTGAGAAGGGACACCGCTTGGGGCGCCTCCACGTAGAATTGCTTGAGGTAGCAAATGAGCGAGCTAGCAAACAACGGGATTCCAGTCGAGATTGACGAGAAATGGATGGACGAGTGGGTAGAGTACGGCATCCAGGGATTTGAGCGATCTTTGCTCATGCACGCACGATTCGATAAGTGGTTAGAAGACCACGAACCGAAAGAGGAGATTGATGGTTGACGACAAGGACGATATCATTCGCGGGATTCTTGCCGAGATCGAACGCGCCGAGATTGAAGGTATCAGTCGAGAGACTTTGCCTACCGCTCGAGAGGGCCAGCTCGACGGCTATCTCGCCGGCTGTGAGAAGTGTCTCAGAATCGCCGTAGAAGTATAAGACGCCATAGACAAACGCCCCCGGGTTAAAAGCCTGGGGGCGTTTTTGTGTTCAGAAGATTCGATGCGGAGTCACGTACCCGGCCCTCCCCAATCGCTCTCGGGGTCGAATGTGCCGATGTCGCCCTTCTCGCCCGTTATACGAACGCGATTACGGGTCGCGGGGCCAGTCGCATCGAAGCTCTCTGCTCCCGTGATCTCAAAGCTCTCGGGCGTCTTGGTGATGCCTTCCTGGAAGGCCGCGCTTTTGGGGATCGCGTCCGCGTCGTTCGGCCACGACTCGCGGGTGCTGAGGGCTGCGTGGGAGCCTCGATGTCCTGGCTTGAGGTCGCACTGTCCGCCCTTCGAGCCGATTGCCGGGCAGGCGGGAGCGTCTGCTACGCGATCAGTCATCGCGTACCAGCCCTTCGTGGAGGATGCGGCCCAGCTCCTCGTCCTGGCGCTTGGTCGCCGTCATCACCATGATCGTCAGGTGGCGGCGCCGAAAGCTCAGACCGAGGAACCAGTCGGTCGAGAGCGGCCCCTTGATTCGGCTGCGCTCGACCCACACGCGATTCACACTCGCGCGGCCGTCACTCATCGGGCATATCCTTGACCGCGAATTCCAGCTCACCCGGTAGGCGAACCCACAGTTCCCACGGCACGGCCAGTCCCGCCAGCTCGGGCGGGAACATATCTTCGATAGGAAGCTGGTGGCCGTGCCCTAGCCAGCATTGCCAGAGCAGCCGGCCGTCGCTCTTGCGGATGGCACGGATCTCGCCCACGTTGGTCGCGCGATCTTGAGTCGCGTTGCGGTCACTCATCGAACGTCCCTTCGGGCAGCGGACGCAGAATCCAGTGGTCTTCTGGAAGGAGCTTCATCGCCAGCCAGTACCGGAGGCGGTAGCGCACCGTTGCGTAGTAGGCCGCGCGATGTTCAGTCGCGTTCATCATTGGCCTTTGACTGCTCTACGATCCAACGGGCGAGCATCAGGTCGGCGTAGTAGGCATACCGGCTTTCGACGTGTGACCATTCTCGGATCCGGCCCGGCATCGGCGTGGGCGAGGCGGCGGACTTCGCCCACTCCTCGTAGTCTGTGATCTGCTGCTGCGCCATCTCTAGTGCCGTGCTCATTGCCCCTCTCCCTCTTCGAATTTGGCGACTTCCTTAGTCACGACGTGCCCAAACCACAGGATTCGGCCACTCAACCGTGAGCTGAATAGCTCGGCCGTACTCAACAACGCTAGCAGCAACCACACTACCGATACCGAGAATACCGTTGTCGTCAGACGTAAATGTCTGCCCCACCATATTGTCGGCCGCATCGTGCGAGAACAGCTCGTGCGGGCCGGCGGGGAGCTTCAAGGAGAGAATCACGACTTCACCTTCATTCTTTGTACGACATCTTCGTTCTTCCAAAAAAGTGCGTATTTGATACCTTCAATGAGATCGTCAGTATGGCAGTGGTGAATTTCCTCACGTTCAGCAAAGGCTGCCCGTCGGTAGTAGAGAGTGATAGTGAAACGTTCGAACACATCTGATTCAATCTCAATTGAATAGGGCCCTTGATTACCAACAATTTCACGAAAAATATTTTCAACTCGTTTGGCGTTCATTACCAACCTTCCGGCAGTGTATCAGGAACGACAACCTCAAGGGGGTCAACCATCTTATGCTCGAGCCACACTCCGAAAGACTGGATCTTGCCACGGCGCCGGCACTGGCGGGGGACTGCCTAGAATCGGTGGTGCGAGTGGATTACGCTGGCCGGTAATGGCCTCCTGCGCCCCCGGCCGGCCCCGCCTGATCCACTCCTCAGTGCTCATACGCACCATTTGCCCATTCCACCGCAGTTTGATTGTGCCGTCACCGTCAGCCTCTATCGCGCCCATACCGCCCGGCTCGCCCGGGAGGGGCTCTGAGCGGGGATACTGTGCCTGTAGCGAGGTATACCACAGTTTGTCTCGCATCTCATTCATAGTTGCAGCCGGCATATATTTGCGCACGGGATACATACTCTTCCACATTTGATCGGCTATATCCGGTACAGGTCGTACGGCCACGTCAGCACACCGCACAGCCTCAACCTCATCCTTGCCCTCGAGGATCGCGGCATCGTAGGCGTCATGCCAACGCTCGAGATCCTTCTCGTTGTTGGCCGGCGGTAGCGGCGGGCATTGTCGTCGATAATTCCACTCAATCAACTCATCACACCAACCACCCGCGGCAAAGGCGAACCAAACAACCAGAGACAGTAAAACTACTAAAAGTACAAACTCCATAAGGGGCGGGGCGGGAATCGAACCCGCCCTACACCATCGCCCCGACTACGCTAGCGGCTGGTCACACCCGGCTTTCGCTGTACCCTCGAAGGGCCGACAGGAACCATTTAACCCGGTACCTAGAGACTCACAAGTGATCTCCCATCCGGCACCGCTAGACACTTAACCGCCCTGCACCCTCGAGCCGGAATCCTCGATCAACTGCTGATCGCTAACCCCATCGGGGAGCTTCGCGGCCTGACACTGTGCATCGTTCTTGGCGCACTTCTTCGGCGGCTTGGGATTGTCGCCACCACCCGGCGGCTCGCCCCTGCACTGTACGCCCGTAAGCGGCCCAGAGAGATCGTACGTGTAAACTGTCTGCGTACCCTCTGGGAAGGCATAGCCCTCCTCAGGACTGAACGTAATGACCACATGACTCGGGCCTGTCAATTCACCTTGAACATCGACATGCACGCCGGTAGGCTGTCCATTGACGCCGGGCGTATCGAACTTAACCACGGCCACCTGAGGATCATCGCAATTGGCGGTTGTAACCGTTGGCGGAATCGGAGACACCACAATCGGGCCTCCGGGCGGCTGCTCAGGAACCACACAACCGGCCTCGAGCACGTCCGCACCGTTCACGCCCGGGAACCCGAAGGCGCCCAGATCACCGAGATTCTTGCCGGCATACGAGACAGTGTTGCCATCCGCATCCGTGTAAGACCACGCCGGAATGATGTCGGCGTCATGCTGATCCTGGTGACCGCTGTGTTGGTAGCCAACAGAGGCAACGTCCACGGTGATGCTGTGCCAACCCTGTGCCGCGGTGTCCGGCGGCGTGGCATGGCAGATCGTCACCTTGTGCTCAGGCGGCTTGGTTGCAAACGCCGTCGTGGCAGTCACCACCGCCAGTAGCGCGACGGCAAACAGTGCCGTCAGTCCTGTAAGTACACGCTTCAATCGCACTCCATTCATTGATTGGATAAAGCTGTATATCGAAAGTAAGAGACTTCCAGTACCGACTTCGGGCCGGGCCCGTACTTGTTGGTCTGGATCGTCGGATGCATCGAGATTCCATCGAGTCTAGTTGTTGCAACCTCCCACCACGTTCGCCCGTCTACCCGAAACGTAATCAGCCCGGGTGACCACCACAAAGCAACCTGATGAAATTTCGTCATGTCTACCCGAACGCTGTTTCGTAGCGCAATTGGCTTGATTCCGTCAGCGAAATGAATCGTGGCAGTCAGCTCGGTGCGATTCGGGTCAAGATCCTTTCCTCGGTTTTCGGCAAAGTCGATCTCTGCGCCGCCCGGCTTGTTGATCAAGAGCATAACATACTTCGAACCAAGAGCCGGCGACATGCGGATACGTGAAACCCAATGTCCGTACAAATACTGTGCCGGATTTCCGACCCCGCCGGCCGACGAATACATGGCGGTCTCGAGCAGCCGGCCGGTGCTTGCGTCGATCTCTACTCGGTTGGGATTCCAATTCTGGTAGAGGTTTCCTGTCCGGTAAAATACATTCCACTTCGTGCGCTGCCACGTCAATGTGTACGGGCTCGTAGCGGCCTGCGCCGGCACGACGAAAAGTAGTAGCGCGAGGAATGTGAGTAGTGTTTTCATAGTTTTGTGTTGGGATGGAGCGTCAATCTTGGGGTCAGTAGCAGAGATACTGATGGGCTTCGGCCCTTCCCCTCACGCCTCTGCATTACCGAGGCTCGTCCTTTAAACGGACTTCTACCGTCGTCCCAATGTTTGTGATCGAGGGAGGCAGGAATCGAACCTGCAGTCCTGGCCGGGACACCGCCATTGTTGAGTGGTTCTCCCTCATGAATTATACCGATCATCCCACGCTATCAACGCTATACACGCCAGATACCCTACCCCAAGACCGGCGACAAACCATGCAGTACCAGAAAGAACAAGGCCGGCGAACCAGATAACTAAAATAACTGCGAGCAACTTCCACGGAATACGCTCACTCACTGTGATATGCCTCGAAAATCGCAGTCAACATTGCATCGACCATCGGGAAATTCTTATGGTTGATCGTGTACTCGAGATCGATCTTCTCGACTTCACGCTGTAAGCGTTCCATCTCCTTCGGCGTAAAATCCACCTGAATGCTATTCACCCGCTTGGAACGCATCACACGTCCTTCCCGGTCTGCAGCTTCACGGTCTCGCGCGCAAAGTCGGCCAACTCCTTTTCGGAAAACAAGACACGACGATATGCCCTGAGATCTTTTATCCTTTCAGCAATCATGTGGTATTGCGCGGTTGCTTCCCTAAGCTGACGATCAATGTCTAGAATAACATCTTCTATAGTCATGCCGCAACCTCCAGACCCAACGCTCGAGCATGAGCGTCTAGATTCACGTCGGCGTTAAAGACCGGCTTCTTGCGGTACTTATCGCCCTTCTCGTAGAACTTGACGACCCGGGCCCCGCGCGGGTTGCGCAGAAACTGGAAGTTAGGGTCGGCCGGGTCCATGTCAACCTTGACCTGGATCGTGGAATACTTGAGGCGGTAGCCATCGATCTTGAGCAGAGACTTCGGGATCGTGGCCCACGTCCGCTGGTTGCCGGGCAGGAGCAGCATCATCTTCATGACGACAGTATCCGAATTTTCGCAATACTGTGCCTTGATGGCGATGATCTTGCCTTCGATAGTTACGCGCTTCATGACGTACACCCTCTCGCCAGAGCCAGCTCAGGATACCCACCCTGAGTCCACACGGCAGCCACGCCAGTACCCGCCCGGACGGCTAGACCCGGGCACCTTCTGACTCTGGCGACAAGATGTTCGTTCATTCCCATATACCCATTATAGCAGATTTTCACTGACTGTCAAGTGCTGGGGCATGCCGCTCAATTACGGGCCGGCGGCGTGCGCCCCTCATTCGCCCAACCGTTTCTGTTGCCGGGGATCGGGAACCCCCGCGGCCATCGCCGCAGAAATTGTGGCCCTGGAGTCCGGCGTACTCCCCAGGGCCTTCGAGCGGATCGGGACGGGCAAAGTGTTACCGGGACACCAGCCGCGAGTTTCCCCGCTCGAAATCATTATACCAGATCGTGGGCCGGTTGTCAACCCTTCGACCCAACGAGATCGATTGCCGGCACGATCAGGAACGCGCCGATGAGAAGATGAAAGAAACTCGCCTCGAACCACCACATCGGAAATTCATATGCCGAAAATGGTGCGACCCATGCTGGAATCAAAAGACCCAGACATCCCACAATCAAGCAGGCGCAGACAATCCCAAAGAAAATATCGACGCCCCGCATTATGCCGGCGGTCCTATGTTGCTGCCCACACGGCGCCCAATCGGCCACCGCCGGCCGCACTTCTCACACTCGAGCCGGTCGCGGGCCCCGTTGAATCCTCGGATCAGTTTGACGGTACGCTTGGCAAAGCAACCGGCGCAGAATGCCACGCGATGCGGAGTCACGTTGCTCACTCGATGATCCCTTCCTCGCGCAGACGCTTGACGATGTACCACGCCATCACGCCGGGCAGCTTCATCTCGGGACACTTCTCGCGCAGGGCGTCCTCGATGATCGGCCAGGCCCCGCGATTACGGGTCGCGCGGCAGCGCGTGTAGTTGCCGCTCGCATCGACCGGGCCACACATGTCCTCGCATTCGTCGTCGCCGCAAGCGTCGGGTACGCGATTGGGGATCGCGTCCGCGCCTTCGCAGTAGGGGCACTTGCCCCACTCGCACCCATCCGGTTCCTCTGGACAGTCTGGCCCACACATGCCCGCACGCTGCACGCGATTGCTACTCGCGTGGCAGGTGCAGTCCTTGCCCTCGATGCAGTAGCCGCCCGCTCGATCCCACCGTTCACAGTCTGGGACGCGATCTTGAGTCGCGTTCACAACGTCTCCCAGAGTCGGTAGAGGATCAGGCCGACCATCGCGTATCCGCCGATGACAACCACGACAGCAACCGCCCAGATGCACAGGTATAGGACGCGATGTTCAGTCGCGTTCGTCATAGTTGACAACTTCCCCCTTCTGTGTCACTCTTTACAAGTGCCGCTGTGATGCGCCAAGACCGTCGCTCAGGGTACCAACCGCGGGCAAGCTGAATTGCAGTGTGTCCGTCCAGCGCCCACACGTCTACATCGATATCGTTTCCGTCTGGGCTGTTAAAGCGAACCGAGTACAGACGCTCAATCAATGTGTCTTGGTGATTCATGGTATACCTCCATTATAGCAGAGTTTTCGGTAGATGTCAAGACGCGCTGTAAGCCATTTTAAACCCCCGAGAACACCGATTTTCCTGCCCGAAGGGTAGGAGCAGGGGGTACTCAAAAAAGGTCAGATTTTTGGCTCAACCATGCGGGTGAAAAGGTGTCGATTGATCCTCTCCCGACAAGCGGCGTCCGCCCAAGCGTTCCCCCGTCGATACGGACCGTTCGCCAGACCATCCCCGCGCCCGTGCCCTCGGACGTACTTGAATCTGATCGACACTCCGGGAGTCTCGAGCACGTTCAGAAGCTCGTTCCACAGAGGCTTGTGTGCGGACGGCTTGCCCTTCGCGTTCCGCCATCCGTGCCGGCGCCAGTGCTGCGGCCACCCGTGGATCAGGCTGTTTACAACGTAGGCACAGTCACATACGATCAAGGCAGAATGCTGGACGACATTCCGGGCGTACCGCATGGCGTCGATCACGGCCAGCATTTCCATCTCGAGCGAGTGACCACCGGGCACGAGCATTGTGTGCGTCGTGAGCTGGTGAACCTGATCGTTCGAGTCTCGGTCGCAGGCCACCCATGCCCACGCTCCTATGCCCTGGCGGCGGGCTCCGTCTGTGTAGATTTCAAACAACCTGAATCAACGTAAGGACGAGAATCAGGCCGATGGCGATTGCCGCACCGATGCCGGCACCGACAAGAAAGCCACCGAACAGAAGGCCGATGAGTCCGCCTACGAGCCCGAACTCGACAATAAAAACAACTGCGATTGGATTAATCTCCGTCATCGACACCTTCTGACATCAAATAGTAGATACGGGCGGCGAGCGTCATCTCGATTCCATCTGACTTGGGCCGGCCGCGGGGCACTCCGTATTCATCGAGCAGGGCGTGGGCAAGTTCTAGCTCGTTCGCCCCTTCGCGTAGCCACGCTACAAGTTTCTCGGCGTCTTTCACCCGATGTACTCCATTCCGTCGCCAGTTTCACGCCAACGATTAGGGCGAATACGACACAGGACTTCACAAGCGTATTCTCCGGCGCTCATAAAGGCGTGACTTATGTAATTCTCTTGGGCCTCGTTATAACTCATATATTGGAAACACATCATCTCGAGCGCGTCGAGCGCGTCGTCAAGCATATCTTCAATTTGATAAATCATGTTACTTTTCCGCCCACGTCCGGGCCTCCTTCGCCTCGAAGATCAGAGGGACTGACAAATCGTATCCGTATCCGGTCTCGCAAGCATTCCGCAGTCTATCAAAAGCGTCGGCGCTCCACTCCGGGCCCCGTTCAAACAGGATCTCGTCATGCACCTGGAGAATCTGGCGGGCCTCGAGCGGATCGACGGCCTCACGAGCGGCGAGCATGGCGCCCCGGACGATCTCGGACGCTGTGCCCTGAACACGGGTAGACACGGCCTGCCGCTCGGCATCAGCCTTTTCCTTCCACACCTTCGAATTGATGCCCGGCAGCGGCCGGCGATACCCTCCGAGAGTTTCGGCGTACTCGTTGTACTTCGCCTCTGCGATAACCTCTTCGCGCCACTCGAACATACGCGGCATGACGCGCTCGAGAGTCTTGAGTAGATCGCCGGCTTCCTTGACTGTGTGCTTGAAGCCTTCCTGGTTGAGTACGGTCGCAAGTTTCTTTGCCTGCGCTCCGTACTGCGAACCGAGCACAAGAGTTTTCATGAGCGGCCGGCGGGAATTAGACTTCGCCGCGGGCCCGCCCCACGCCTCCGCGGCCATAGTACCGTAGATGTCCTTGCCGCTGCGGAACACATCGACCAACATCGGGTCTTGCGAGAAGTGAGCCGAGATTCGCATTTCCAGACCGGAGTAGTCGCCTACGACCAAAGCCCCGCTGAACAACGAGCGGATGTCTTCACTCTTGTCAACGGCCATGAGGTTGGGCTCGCGGGCAGCAATACGGCCGGTGTCAGTACCCGACTGATCGAACCGCCCGTAAATACGGCCCTCATGCACGTTCTCGAGAAGCGGCTCGAGGAAGGAACTGGTCAGTTTCTGTAGGCGCTTGAATCGAAGATACTCAATGACAAACGGGTTGTCTGGGAAAAACACCTTGAGGATATTCGCGTTCACGCTAGGTCGAGCGGTGTCGTGTTCGGGTGCTTTGAGTCTAAGGCCCTTCACACTAGACGTGCCGGACACCCAAATACGGCCACGCTTAGTCTCCTCAGCGTTGGCCGGCGGCTTCTCGTCAATGCGCCAACGAGTCTTGATCGTCAGCTTTGGGGTAAACAGATAATCTGACACCTGAGCCGGCGCCGCCGGGTTGAAGAAATTGGTACCGACCGTCTTTTTCAGCTCGCGGTTCAGCCGCTCCATGTCTGCCAGCTTGGCCTCGAGCATCCGCTCGGTAGCCTCTCGGTTAAGCGGCACGCCGGCTACCTCCATCTCGACCAGGAGCTTACTGAACGGCACGGAATACTTGAGAAAACTCTCCCACCGATCAATCGCCATAAGCTCGGTCTTGAAGCATTCGTACAACTCGGCCGTCGCCTTGAGATCTGACTTGTTGTATTCGACCACCTGCTCGATGGGCGCTTCCTCGATGGGTAGCATCGGCTGCTCGGGGTGATCCCACATGACCACGCCGCCGCGGATCTTGATGTACTTCGGCGGACGATAGCCGATCCACTTCTCAGTCAGGTCATCGAGCGCGAGAGACTGCGTAGAATCGATCTCCCAGCCCATCGTCTTGAGATCGTGGAACTCGACGCCCGGGTGCATCCTGACACCCGCACGACCGAGATAGCTCAGGTCGAAGTTCGTCTGACACACAACGATGTTCGGGCGAGCCAAGAGCATGCGGGCCTGCGCGAGACCGCCGACATAGGCTTGCGTACCGATGCCCGTGACGAGGAGCTTGCCCTTCCAGGGGTAGCGTGCCGACGTTTCGATGTCCAGGATGACAGGCTTCAATGCCGTAAATTATACGGGTCAAGATAGTGAACAATGACGACACCAATTAAAACCCCAACCACAAGAGCTAGTATACCAGCAATCATTTTTTCTCCTCATGCTTCGGCGGCGTTCGCCATGTGTCGGCGTTACACCGGGGGCAGGGCTCTCTGCAGATAGTAGCGAGCCAACCGCATCTCTGGCATTGCCAGTAAACGATATCGTCACCGCGCACGGCGCTGTAGTTCGGGCTGTGCGGGTGCTTCGACATTCTCCTCGATGTAGATAACGGACGCGCGCATGATGCGCATGTGCGCGCCACCTTTCAACTCGACAACGAACTCGAGCTTGTTCTGATCGATGATGTCACCGAATACGATCTCGTTATTCGACAGGTAGATCCGTACCTGTTTCAACTGCTGGTGGTACATGGCGCTCCTGTAGTAGCTGTAGTAGGTATTCAAAAGGGACAACGGCACGCCACGGTTCGCGGCTGCGGCGAAACACGACGACGGGGATGAGTCCCTGAGCGTCGGCCTCTGCCTGCTTGAGCCATTCGGCTAGCCGTATCTGTTCGCGGCGCTTAACCTCTATGTGCAAGCCGGGCAAGTCGTGGATGACATCGGCTGCGGCTTTGTGGCCGGCGTAGCCGCCACGGGCAGCGTTAAAGCCGTGGGCACGGATCTCGTCTCGTACCTCGCGTTCTCCGTTCGCGCCTTTGTTGCGACTATGCGGCGGTGTCACTAAAACCGAGATCTCATAATCGAATGTTCTTTGCGATGACAAGGCGCACATAAAGCGATAGTGTGATTTACAAGTTCATCGTAGAACAGACCAAATGGTACGTTACGTCGAATGCCGTCTGTGAATTTAACACTTCCAGTGCCTATTGCCTCTGCAACACTAAACCGTTTTGTGGTTGGATCGATGTGATGACGATGTAGATTCTCTTTTAACCCGCAGTGTTCACAGCCATGTCTATTAGCAAGAGATACTAACATACGTCTATCATTATTCTCAA